GTAGAATATTGGTATCAAAATTTATAGCAAATGGCACAATAGATGCAAAATTGCTATTAGGAATAACCGCACACGATTTAACTAATGGAGAAGATGGCTATGTTATTTCCTTTGGCAAGATAAGGCAAGTTAACACAGATACTTTTGCGGCTGGTGCAATCCTTTACCCTTCGCCAACTACTGCTGGTGTTTGGACAGATGTTGAGCCAGTTGCACCAAACATTGATATGCCTATTGGCTTTTGTATAAATTCATCTTCAAACAATGGCACAATATCAATTCGTGTGGCATCGGGTTATGCATTGCATGAGCTTCATGATGTTGCCATTACCTCACCTTCTGCAAACGCAAGTTTATATTATAAAAGTGGACTATGGAGAGATACTACTCAAGCACTTTTAGTAAGCGATACGGCTTCCATGTTAGCCAACTATGCCACTAAAGCATACGCAGATACAAGTGGCAGATTTTACGCAAGGCAAGATTTTACCAATGTTTCTTCAAGTACATTGACATGGACACAAAGTGATACATTAGTAGTAGGTGGTACGGGAGTGGTGCAAGTTTACCGTAATGGTCAAATTCTTTTGCCAACTCAATACACAATACCAACCAATGCTTCGGTAGTAATTGATGCCACTGCATTTAAAGTAGGTGAGAATTATACGGTGATATTTCCTCGTGGCGGTGGTGGAGGTGGAAGTGGCAGCGGATCACTTACCTCAATATCTGGAGGCACTGGCATTACAGTATCACCAAATCCAATCACAACCACAGGCACAGTCTCCGCAGACTTATCTGTTTTAATGGAGTTAACAGATACTACTTTATTAAATCTTACTACAAGATTTGCCACTAAACAAAACAATATTACTTTAACTACTACAGGAAGCAGCGGAGCTTCTACATTAAGTGGTGATACTTTAAACATTCCACAGTACACAGGAGGCAGTGGCACAGTTACCAGTGTAGGTAGTGGTTATGGATTACTTGGTGGGCCGATAACAACAACCGGTACACTACGCGTTGACACTTCCACGGTCTATGACTTTGTGCGAGATAGCATTGTAGCAGTTGAAATAGGAGGAGATACAATAAAAATAATTAAACAGGAATACGAAAATGTTACAAGTGACACATTAGTATTTACTATTTTACCTAAATTTCCTATTCAGTTAAGGCAGTTTATTTTACTTTTCCGCAATGGGCAGTTATTACTTAATGACCAGTTTTCCGTTATTGACACAAACAAGGTTAAGGTAGCAGCTACATCTTACAAGGTAGGCGAAAATTATACCTTAGTCACAGTTAGCGGCATCGGCTCTGTTTCTTCCGGGCAAGGTAATCCAATCTATCCAGAGGCAGGCATAGCCCTATCAACAGGCACAACATGGACAACATCAATTACAAACAATTCAAGTAATTGGAATACTGCATTTACAGATAGATTAAAATGGGATGGAGGTAGCACTGGTTTAGTAGCATCTACAGGGCGAACAAGTTTAGGCGGCACAACGGTAGGGCAATCAATGTTTACCTTAACCAATCCTTCTGCTATTACCTTTCCAAGGTTCAATGCTGATAACTCTGTTACGGCATTATCTGCTGCTAATTTTCGTACTGCTATAGGAGCTGGAACTGTAACAACTGTAACGGCAGCCGCAGGCACTCCTATAAGCATAACTAATAATACAACAATTCCAGAACTTACAATAAATGCTGCATCGGCAAGTGTGCCAGGTTATTTAACATCTGCGGATTGGACTACATTTAATAATAAGCAAGCTGCCTTAGGATTTACTCCAGCAAATAGCACAATAACTATAGCAACAACCGCACCATTACAAGGAGGAGGTAATTTAACGGCAAATAGGACATTATCAATAACACAGGCAACTACTTCGGCAAATGGATTTTTGACATCAACTGATTGGAATACCTTTAATAATAAAGTAAATATATCCGATACGTCAACAATGTTATCTCCATATTTTAGAGATGCGGACACATCTTTATTAAATCTTACTTCAAGATTTGCCGCTAAACAGAATAATATTACATTAACCACAACAGGCACAAGTGGAGCTGCTACTTTAATAGGTAGTACCTTAAACATTCCACAATACAGCGGAGGAGGTGGAGGCTCTGGCACTGTAACAAGTGTAGGGTTAACTGCACCATCTATATTTACTGTTAGCGGTTCACCTGTTACAACATCTGGCACTTTAGCTCTTACATATAGCGGCACTGCTTTACCTTTATTAAATGGTGGTACAGGTGCAACGACTGCCGATGGGGCATTAACTAATTTAGGAGTTACAACAGTTGGTAAGGCATTGTTAGTAGCTGATAATAGTGTTAGTGATAAATTTATAAAAGTTAACGCAGATAAAACAATAACACTTTTAAATGCAGCTGATACAAGGAGTGCTATTGGGGCAGGCACTGTTACAAATGTTAGCGGAACGGGTGCAATTTCAGTAATAAATAACACAACTACTCCATCAATTAGTGTAGCAACTGCGGCTTTTGGCACAGCAGGAATAGTTACGGCAACAGGTACGCAACAATTTAGTGGTGATAAAGTATTTGAAGGAATAACACAATTTAACGGAAGAGCATTATTTAAAGATTATACCTATACTGCCACAAGATTAGCAGGTTTATCTTCAACAGATAGATTTGCTACTGTTACTTTGGGTACAGGCTTAACCTTATCAAGTGGCGTACTTTCTGCAACAGGAGGCGTAACAAGTGTTACAGCATCTACTCCTCTTTCATCTTCGGGAGGTGCTACGCCTAATATTACAATAGCTGACGCTGGAGCAAGTGCATCGGGTGTAGTTAATACAACTACTCAAAGTTTTGCAGGAAATAAAACATTTACGGGCACTTTAAGCGTTTCATCTACGGGAACATTTGGAGGCAGGGTAAATACGCCATGGCTTGAAAGAACTTACACAAATTCTACAAGTTCGTCTTTTACAGTTGGAGTAGGAACAACATGGTTAGATATAAATACAAGTGTAATTACAACGATAACCCTTCCAAACGCAGCTACTTATCCTGGCAAAGAATTGCATATTAGGCAAACAGGCACAGGGCAAGTGTCATCTGCATCTTCCAATGTTATACCTTTTACTTCTCCTCCTACTGGTAGTGCAGGTACAGCAATTTTAAATCCAACGAATAATAAAGCCGTTACCCTTGTAAGTGATGGGTCAAATTGGATAATTATGCAAAGAAGTACCAATTAATAACTAAAAAACATAAACATGAAACAACTCCTTTCCCTCTTCCTCTTCCTTTTGCCTTGCCTTGCTTTGGCACAGTATCCGAGCAATGGCAATCAAAAAATAACACTCGGAGAACAGACGAGTGCCGATGGGCTTATTTGGCGAGGTGTGGCAAATGATACCAATGTAATTACACCGTTTAGCGATACAAGTGCTTACATTATTCTTGATACGGTAAATAGTAAATTTTACCATTACAACAGAACAAATACATATTGGGCATTGGCAGGAGGTGGTACGGCAGTCACAACCTTTAGCGGTGGAACAACGGGCTTAACACCAAGCACGGCAACAAGTGGCGCGGTGACATTGGGCGGTACTTTGGCAGTGGCAAATGGTGGAACGGGAAGCGCAACGCAAAACTTTGTAGATTTAACAACAACGCAAAGTAGTATCGGAGGAGCAAAAACTTTTACAACAGGCATTAAAATTATTAATAATATTAATGCAGATGCAACGAATTTATTTTTATCAAATAATAATGCTGGAACTTTTACGGAAGCAACATTATATGTTAGTAATAATAACTCAACGAATGGCAGTATATTTTTCGAAACACTTGGAGAAAATTTTACGACTCTTGGGGGCTTTCTTCAAGATGCTGGTGTTATCGGAACAGGTACTGAGATAAGTAATGGTATGTCTTTAATGGTTAGGGCAGCCGCAGATATGCGTTTTTATACCTCTGGACATACTAATGAACGTATGCGTATAAAAAGTGACGGTGAAGTAAATATTGGTTATGGGGCAACCGATAACGGAGCATATAAATTACAAGTTAATTCTCAAATTTTTGCTACTAATGCAACTATTGCAACATCTGATATAAGATTTAAAGAAAATATACAACCCTTAGATAAAGGATTAGAAATTATAAATAAATTAAAACCAGTTAAATTTAATTTTATAACTACAACTGAAAATAATTTTAGTGAATTTGACGAAATAGGTTTTATTGCGCAAGATGTCGAAGGCGCACTGTCAACAGAATTATTTGCCAAAGCAGTTGTAAAAAAATTAGATGAAGATAAAGAAGATAGTGCGCTTGGACTAATGACTGAAAAATTTATACCAATTTTAGTCAAAGCCATACAGGAGCAACAAGCCTTAATCAAAGCCCTTGAACAAAGAATTATTAACCTTGAAAATAAATAAAATGAGATACCTATTTTTATTCCTTCCCTTGTTTTCCTTTGCCCAAGACATTGTCAAAGACACAGTGTACATCCAAAAGCAAGGCAACATTTATTACATTATTCAGCAAACGACTTTCTCTGATAGCACAGTCACGGGCTCAAAGCAAATATTAGGCGATAGTGCAACTGCCATTCAAAGCCTTGTCACAGATGCTGAAAGGCAAAGCAACACGATAGCTATTCATGCAAAGCCTATTATCACAAAGGCTAAGTCAGTGCAAAGGATAAATTACTACAATGATTTGCACCAACAAATAAGCGGAAAGCCTGTTTATTTTACCACGGCTCAAAGAGATACGGCAAAGTTTATCGGTGACTGGAAATTAAATTTTAACGGTGAAATCATTGATGGAGTAATTCAATTAAACAGCAATAAGCGTTTAATCTTTAATCCAGACAACGGCAAAGTTTACACAATTTCAACCAACCTTCTTTTATCTACATTTACTAATCAAGTTTCCTTTGCCTTTAATGGCATTAAATACGACTTGTATAAATATGCTGAGGGCAAATTTGCAACGGTTGATGGAGACGTGAGGTTAATAAAACTTGAATAATGAAAGCAACCTTAATCAACCTTTTGCACCTTGGATGGGAAAAGATAATGTATGCCATTTGTTGCGGATGGATATTTTCGTTTTTCATTCCGATAAAAGGATTTTTGATATTTACGATATTTGTAAATTTTGCTGACATGGCAACGGGAATCCTCGCGGCAAAGAAGGAAGGGCAAAAGATAAATAGCCGTGGGCTTTATCGGACAATAGAAAAAATAGTAGTTTATTATTGTGCTATCCTTATTTTTGAAGGTGCAAGAAATACTTTTAGCCTTCCTTTCAACATTACATACATGGCAGCGTTTTTAATTGCAACCGTAGAGCTTTATTCTATTTCTGAAAACATAAAACGCATAACAGGTGTAAATCTTGGCGTTTTAATAACACGTTTTTTTAATCGTTAAGCCAATGGAAAAAATTATTACTCATTCAATGATTTTAGAAACTTTAAAAAAACATAATATGCAGACTAATTTAAAAGATGCCCTCAAAAATGCAGATGGAATAAAGTCACCAATGGGCGACGTGGCTTGTTACTCAATGAACTTTGCGGAGTTAGCCTCGGAGATAAATGTTCATCTTGAAGGCAACAAAGTGAAATTTACATGGCGCGAATACATCCAACTGGCTCAAATCATTTGGGATAAGATTAAGGAGACATCAAGAGAGTGTGCTGGGAAGGAGATTTCGGTTAGTTTACCGCCAAAATTTTCTATAATTTCCGCAGCATTTTCGCTCATCGGATTTAAATTATAGGCGCAGAGAAGTCGCTACCTTAGTGCCAAGGGGAGTTGATTAATTTCTTCTCCCCTTAAAAATATAAAACATGAAAGCAAATGAATTTTTAATATGCCTTGATGCCGGGCATGGTGGCATGAGAAACGGAACGGGCCCAGAGAAATATGTTACCTATCCTTCAAAGTGCTATCAACATCGCACAGGCAAGTTTCATTCCTATGGATGGTTTTTTGAGGGAGTGTTTAATCGCTCTTTAGCTAATTATTTAGAGCAGTACCTCCTTGACTATGGCTTTTCAGTTAAAAAGATATACGAGCCTATCAATGACACAACATTGAATAAACGATGCCAACTTGCCAACTCCTACGCATCTGTAGCTAAACACTCTGTACTTGTTTCTATTCATGGCAATGCTGCCGCAGCAACAACTGCCAGAGGATGGGAGATATTTA